TGTTTGTTCTCTTCCTTCTCTTCTTTCGTTGTTCCCTTCGAATTTAAGATTGTTAATCCGTCTTTCAACTTCGCTGCTTTTCTCTTGAAAAAAGCACTTGCATCTAACACACTCATAGCTTCTTTGAATAAGTTTAAAGTGTCTCCTTCTTCTTCAATTCTTTTCATGATAGCCGCTTCTATATCTTCGCGCTTAAATTTACGATTAGGAATATAAGCAGTTCCACAATCCCAAAACTTTACTAAAGCTTCTTCATCATTTTGAATAAGGCCCATAAATATATCAGCAAAAGCGTCTGTATCACCAGTTTTGTATTCTTGTTTAGCACGTCGTGCGAATGCAAACGTTCCTTTCGCTTCTACTTCTTGTTCTTTAATAGTTAAAAATGCTGTCATGTTTATTATCTCCTTTTAATCAATTAAAAAAGGCGGTTATTACACCGCCTCTAATTATTATTCTCTATGTGTTTCAACACTAGATTCTCCAACTGATGGAGTTGTTACTTTTTTGTTCTAACATTACCTGTAGTATCGCCAGGCTTTTCAAAATCATAACTTCCTGCATTTAAGAAGTTATCTGGCAGTTTCTCAACTTCACCTAATTTTGATTCACCAATTACTTGAAGTGTTCCGTTAAGTTCAACGAATCCATCAGCAGGTTCTTCTTTCTCAACAGATTCAACTAAACATCTAGCAAATACTGCATCATGTTTTTGGTTATCTTTTAGGTTTTTATCAACCAACCAAGCTTTTACTTCTTTTTTATCTTTAATGGCGCGCATAATTTCTTTTTGTCCTTCGTCATCTGATTCACCATAACAAGTGAATTCTAATGATTCAGAAGTTGGTCCATATGCTAACACACGTCCGAATTTTGTTTGTTCGTCAGCAAGGTCATTTTCAATTGAGTGTTTAGTTTCTGTTAAACTCCCAATTACACAACCTGTATCACCTTTTGCTTTATCCTCTACTTGTAAGATAAGTAGGGTATCTTTTCCACTTTTTGGCATTTTCTAGCCCTCCTTAATATAAAATTTTAATCTTAAAATACCATGTTGAGTTCTTCCGTCTATATCATCAATAACGTTTAAATTTAGCATTTCTGTTTTGAAAATTTCAAACCCTCCATCTAGTTTTAAAAATTTTTTTGATAAAACGATCAGAACATTATTCAACATTTCATAACATTCTTTTTTACCTTTATAATTTGACCAAGCATGAATTGTAAAAATCAACTCCTCATTAAAACTTGTTTTTGTTATAAAAGGTTTAGTATCCGGAGTTCCTATAACAATATAGGGATATTCAGTACTGTGTTCAACATAATCAAAGATTTTATATTCAGTTTCTTTTAATCTTGTAAATAATGCTTTTTGCACTTCCCAAACAGATGTTTTTATCATTATATTTCCTCCTTTATAGTTTGCTTAATTCTGATTCAAAATACCGTCTACCCTCTTCAATAGCTGGGAACCAGAAAGGTTGAGGTTTTATTCCTGACATTGTTACCCATCTATTTAATTTAGTTGAATAAAAACGCCAAGGAATGTTTTTTGCTCTACTCCCTCCTGGCCCAGTAGCATATATACCAGTACCAAATTCTACCCATATTCCATGTTCAGCTGATACTAATACTTGAGCACTTAATCCATCACTTGAAAGAATAGTTGTCTCAATAGATTGTCTTAATTGTCCTTCGTCAACTGGTGCTAAAGACTTTGCTGTATCTTCAATCAGTCTTGCTGTATTTAAAACAATTCTTCTTACTTTACTTACTATTTTTTTTCTATATTCTCTAGCATATTTTTCTAACGCCTTATTTCCATATACTATTGACATTTTCTAATTGCGGCCCTAATAATTTCTTGTTGTCCCCCTTGATCTTCAAAATCACTTACAAAATCATATTCAATTCCTAGATGCACTAATCTCATATCTTTTGCAAGTTCTTTTAAATCGTTGTATCTGAAATATAAATATCTGTCAAAATTATATTCTAATTTAGCAGCTTGAAAGCGTTCATTAGAAGAAGGGGTATCAACAAAACATTTTAAAGTTTTTAGGACGTTTTTTTCTTCTGTATAACCTCCACCTTCATCATTTAACAAAGTTTTAGTAAATACAGTAGCAGTGTGTGGAAATTCACTTAAAAACATGGAATTTTAACTTTCTATACGGCGTTAGAAGTGATAACATGCTTTCTGGATATTCAGTATTATATGTGTAAGATACTGTTCCCATTGTTCTAGCTTTTAATTCAACTGGTGTCATATTCATTCTAATAGCCTTCGCTATGAATAAATATACCGCTTGTGGTATTTCATCACCAAATGAATTATTACAATAAGCCTCTATCCAGTCTAAGCACAAAGAAAAATACAACTCAATAAACTCATCATGTTCATTAGTTGTAATGTTAGCAAGTAATTTAATTTTTTTTAGATTAGTCATTTACATCAACTTCTTCTTTTGTTTTTTTAGTCTTTTTAACTGGTTTAACCAACTCAAACCCCTGTGAAGAGTAAATTGTATCAAATGCAAATTGAGTTACTTGAACAGTTCTTTGTTCTAAAGTTTCTCCATTTTCATCTGTTTTTGGCGTTAAAACGTCAATAACCATATAATTTCACCTCGATATTATAATTGTTTTGGTTTAAGTACCGCAAATGCATCATCTTTAACATTCATGTAAGCCAAATGCATTGTAGCTCTTAATGCGAACATATCTTGTTCGAATAGGTTTACTGGTTTTCCATCAGCCCCTTCAATTGTTGATAATTGTGCATCTGTTGATACTGCATACTCAATGTCTTGTAAAACTCCATATCGTGCATAGTCCCAGTCCCCAATTAATGCTAATGCTTTTTCTTTATCGATAATTTGTTTTGAAGCATATGAGATAGGTAAACTTAAAATTTGATTAGCGTTAGTGTCAAACATAGGATACCCATTGTTATCAACAACATTTCTCATTTTAGATTTAAATGCTCTTGAAGTTAAAAGACCATTAGGGTCATGTTCATCAGCTTCTACTAATGCTAATAAGCTAACCATATCATGGTAAAGATTTTTCCCTGTCCCTTCAGTAATAACTTTTTGTTTAGCTTCAGCAATTTTAAAGATTGATTTATCTTCACCCCAAGGTGATTCAGTCCCAAATAAAACAGCCTGGTCAAATGCTCTATAGAAAGCTTCAGCAATTAATGGTGCTGCCATTTGCATAAAGTCTTGAACAGAATATCTTAAAAACTCTTTAGAGAATGGAATAATAACACCAAGTTTTTTAGTTTCCATTGTTGCTTGTTTCCATTCCATTTTAGAAGTTTGAATACGTTCAGCTTCTGACACCCAGTAAGCTCCAGGTCCTTTTGCTAAAAACGTGAATTTCTTAACGGGTTTTCCTCCCATATCTTCAAATTTTGCTAATTGCATTACAGCTGAGTTTTTAATCACTTCTTTTAAAACTAAAGTCCCTTCTGATTCTGGAAGTTTACCTGTTTTAGCGTCTTGTAATAAAACGTTCGCTGGATTGTGTGGTTTTGTTGTAGTCATAGTCTAGTCCTCCTATTTTCTTATATTAAATTCTTTAGCTATATCAGCTATACTACTAGTTGATATTTGTTTTGTTTCATCACCGTATGTATTTACATCACGGCCATTTTGTTTGAACTTAGCATCTACTTGAGTTTGAATTGATTCTTGATACAACTTGTTAAAATCTTCTAAATTAGAGATTGTTGTATTTTCATCAGTTCCGATAAAATGATTTACAAGATTTAAAGGTAAACCTAACTCATTAGCTTTTTTCATAGCTATATTAGTTAGTTTTTCTTTTTCCCTTTCATTTCTATCTTTTTCAATTTGAGCTTTAAGTTCTCTGATTTCTTTTTGTTCTGGAGTTTCTCCAGGATTTCTTTTAGCAACTTCTTCATCAATAAGTTTATTTAAATTATTATCTTTCCATGTTTGTAAACCTTTTGAAAAGTGACTATCTAAACGCGGTTGTAATAATTTAGCTCCTTCTTGAGTATCTAAATAACTGTTAATAGCTTCGGCCGTTGGCTTCTTCAGTTCATTCATATACTCAATTACAGCTCTATCTTGTGAATTAGTTTCTAAATAAGTTTTGACTTCTTGTAAGTCCATTGATTACCTCCTGCCCATTAAGTTCGCGCCTTAATGTTCTAATAAAAATTAGACAGTTTAGCGTCATGTCCAGGACGTTTTTTATTTATTTTTCTATATTTTCGTTATACAATTCTT